GCTCGTGTAGCACATACACACACTCACAGAAAGGAGACTACCATGAGCAAAACACCCTACGAGATCCGTCTCGAACTCCTCAAGCTGGCCAACGAAGTATTGACAACACCGATACATCAGCGGCGAGATGCACTAATCCAGGAATTCCATGCCAAGTTCGACAGCGACAAAAATGCCGCTTTTCCTGCTTTGCCGGACTTTCCTGGCACCGACACTGTTATTGCCGAGGCTGAAAAACTCAACAAGTTCGTAAGCCAGGCCTAACCAGTCTGGGATTCCTTGCTAAATATTGGCAAGGAATCCCCCATGGCCAACGACACCCTTGACCCACTCAAAAAGCAGTTGATCGAATATGTGCAACTGCAACTAGGTGATCAGATCGTAGATCTCGAACTTGATCCTGCGCATTATGAGGCCGCCTACCAGCGCACCCTGGGCACTTATCGGCAGCGGGCCCAGAACGCCTACGAAGAAAGTTATAGTTTCCTAGAACTGGAAGACAATGTGAACGAGTATTACCTGCCACAGGAAACAATCTCGGTCAGACAGATCTTCCGGCGCACCATTGGCATCACTGGTGTAGGCGGCTACAGTTTTGATCCGTTTGGCCAGGCCACCTTGAACGTGTATCTCCTAAACTTCAATCAGGCCGCGGGCGGCATGGCCACCTATGATTTCTATCAACAGTATGTGGAACTGGCCGCTCGCATGTTTGGTGGCTACATCAACTATACCTGGAATCCGGTCACAAAGCGCCTGCAACTGATCCGTGACCCCCGCGGCACTGGCGAGGTGGTGCTGTTATGGACCTACAATCTCCGACCCGAGATCGTGTTGCTGTCAGACTATCAGATCTCGCAGTGGTTCCGCGACTACATGACCGGTGCTGCCAAATACATCATCGGAGAAGCGCGAGAAAAGTTCGCTACAATCGCTGGTCCACAGGGAGGATCTACTCTCAACGGTGCGGCCATGAAGGCCGAAGGCCAAGCACAAATGGATCGTGGCATCGAAGATCTCAAACTGTATGTGGACGGGTCACAACCACTCACGTTGGTGATTGGATAACATGCGGGCCCACGAGTTTGTCACCGAACATCGCCTGGTGTTCCGGCGCAATCCGCGCACCGGCAAAGTCACCTTGGCCTGGCGCTGTGAAAGCGGCCCCCGAAAAAATCGCACAGTGCCGCGTGTGTGGGACTGCGGTGAAGCACCAGATGCTGCCCAGATGCAACGCATGAAAAAGACTCGGGCACGCACCAAAGTACGCCAGGCACGCAGGACCAAACGCACCAAACGCATCAATCCGGCCAGCAAATTGGCTGCTCGTCTCAACATCCAGCGCCGGAAAAAGTAGACCTACACCAAACTGTGTGTTAAACTTTGTTGTTTCTCTTGCATGCACGACAAGGAAATACGCGGCAACATTTTTCTGAGCAACATGTAACTTCACTATCTGATAGAAAATAACACAGCATGTGGCAGTGCCTTCACAATCCCAACAACGAATCCAAAGACATGGTCATTGTTACAGTACCATGGACAGATTCTAGCCTGCCCTTGATGGCTCCAGCGGCGCTTAAACCTATTGTGGAAAAGGCAGGTCTTAGTTGTTTGGCTGTGGATTTAAATGTTGAAATATATCAATTTACCAGGACTCACGCGTACAAAGATCAGTTGATAAGATTTTTCTTTGATGAAGCGATAGACCACCAAACAGGACCAATACTGGAACAACTGTTTGAAACCACAGCCAGACAGATCATGTCATGGCAACCAAAATTTGTTGGATTAAGTCTGTTAAGTTACGTTTGCCAGCATGCTGCAAAATGGTTGGCCTATTATCTTAAAAAATTTGATCCTGAGGTCACAATCATTGTTGGTGGTGCAGGCTGTTTGTCGACCTTTACCGGCCCATCTGAATATGTAGACACCATGTTAGACCTTAAACTGTTCGACTATCATGTGAGAGGCGATGGCGAACACAGTTTGTTTGAACTATTGAAAGGTAATCACGACTATCATGGTATCAATTCGTTGGAATGGAAAGAACTTGACCAGGAAGAATTGAGATCTTTACCAATGCCTGACTATAGTCATTACCATTTTGATCTATATGATAAGAAGGTCCTGCCATTGATTGGCAGCCGTGGCTGTGTCAGACGATGTACTTTTTGTGACTACATCGCAAATTGGAAAAAATTTCAGTGGCGCACAGCCGAGGATATCTTCGATGAAATGTTGCGCCAGTCTAGACGATACAAAATTTACAATTTCAAATTTCAGGACAGCCTGACCAACGGCAATCAAAAAGAGTTTGGAAGACTGATAGAATTGATCGCCGATCACAATCACAACAATCCCACATGTGGTTTTACCTGGTCAGGCTATTATATTTTTAGAGAACACACTGCTAAATCTGAACGAGAATGGTCTGTGCTGAGCCAGAGTGGTGCCAGCAATCTGGCTGTAGGAATTGAAAATGTAAATGAACATATCAGATACGCAATTGGTAAAAAATTCAGCAATCTGGCTATCGATTATCATTTTGAACAGGCAAAAAAATACAGTATCACTCTTTTGATTTTGAACATCGTTGGGTATGTCAATGAAACGACAGCAGATATCGAGTATGCCAAGCAATGGTTGATAGATCATGTGTCATACAAAGACATATTGTATCTGCAATGGGGAGGAACTTTAGGTATTTTTCCGAACACCTATTTGGATAGCAACAAACAATCATTGGGCATACAAATGATAGGTACGCAACCCAGCCTCTGGATCAATCCCACAACAGGCAGCACTCCTGCTGTACGGGCAGCCTGGGTCAAAGAATTGAACGAGTTGAGTCGGAAATTGGGTTATAGGGTGGCTGATAATCTGGACAATCATTACTTGCTGGAAACCCTGATCAATGCCTAGATTTGATCAATGCACTATAGAAATAGAGTTTGAATTCGGTCAAATTGATGGCAAAGTTATGACAGTGAACTTATCTACCCAGAATCAGTCAATATGGGTGATGCCAGAATCCAAAGGTGATAGATTGCTGAATCATACCGTCGTAGCGGTTGACCTGCCAGGGTCTTTGATGCTACAATTCAGTGGTAAAGATCCCGACTTTGATACCCAGGTAGACAGTGACGGCAAAGTAGTCCGGGATATCTATGTCAAAATCTGCAGTATCAAACTAGATGGATTCAAGGTCAATGACATTTTCCTGCACCAACGCATCAAACTACACACCGAACAAGGACAAGACATCGTGACCTCCTACATCGGATTCAACGGAAAGGTAAATTTGGATTTCTCGGAAAAAAGTGTGTTTTTGCAGTACCTTTTGATGAACTGCTAACATGGACATCATGATCGATATCGAAACCTGTGGCACTGGAGTAGACGCCTGTATACTCACCATCGCTGCGCAGTGTTTTGATCCGCTGGCCCGCGCGGCCGATTACAGCAATCGCTGGTACTATGCACGGGTAGATCCAGACAGCCAACCCGATCGCAACATCAGCCAAGGCACCATTGACTGGTGGGCCACACAGCCCCAAGCGGCCCAAGAAGAAGCATTTGGCGAAGAAGGGCGTATTCCTTTACAGCAGGCCCTGCAGGAACTGCATCGGCTGACCTGGCAATGCAAACGCGTCTGGGCCAACGGGCCCACGTTTGACATGAACATCTTGGAACATGCCTACAAGAGTTACAACATTGTGTTGCCCTGGCAATACTACAATGTGAGAGATGCTCGCACAGTGTACAGCCTATGTCCGAGCCTGGACAAATACCCGGCCAGCCATCATGCCTTGGAAGACTGTCGCCGGCAGATTGATCTCCTGTGGGACAGCCTGGAATCTCTCAAAATCAAGGAGTTGAAATGATCATTGGAGTGTGCGGCTTGATAGGCTCTGGCAAAGACACCATAGCAGACTATCTGGTGAACATCCACGAGTTCCGGCGAGACTCGTTTGCAGCCACCTTGAAAGATGCTGTGGCCGCTGTGTTTGGATGGGATCGAGACATGCTGGAAGGGCGGACGAGAAGTAGCCGGGAATGGCGCGAACAGAGAGACGCCTGGTGGAGCGAGCGACTGGGCCGAGATATCACGCCGCGCTGGATCCTGCAATGGTGGGGCACCGAAGTGTGCCGGCGCGGCTTCCACGATGATATCTGGATCGCCAGTCTAGAAAACAAACTGCGGGCCAGCCGCGATGATGTTGTTATTTCAGACTGCAGATTCCCCAACGAGATCGCTGCGATCCGGGCACAAGGAGGTTATGTGATCCGTGTGCAGCGGGGTGCAGATCCTGAATGGTTTGTGGCAGCCAGGCAGCACCTCACCAATGATGCTGCTCTACCCCTGGATCTACCACATCAAAGCGAATGGGCCTGGGCAGGCACGGAGTTTGATCGCGTGATTGCCAATGACGGTTCCTTGGACGATCTTTACTCGCAGATCACAGATCTGGTTCAAGATCTCCGCGCCGCCAGGGCAGATCTTGCCGCGTGATCAAGGCAGCACAGTTTAGACAAACTGTTTTGAGATTGCGCAGTTCTGAATCTGTGAGATCACCGTTGACGTGATACACCATGAGTTGGCTGGCATGCTTGGCCACGAAACCGCAGCGATCGCAGGCGGTTTTTTTACGATAACCTGACATCTGCCACCTAGGAGCAGCCGGTTTTAATCGGCGTGCCCGACGGATGCAAGCATTGCAACGGCCTCTATAATAGACCTTGCCGTTGTGATAGCCGTTGATGGCTGCTGCATTGCGTTCGCACACCTTGCAAAGTGGTCTCATGTTGATACTTATCCTGTCCAGGCCTTAATCAAGGCACCTGCAAACCCGGCTGTTTTTGGAACGATCCATAAATATCAATAACCATTTACAAGGATGCAACCATGGCACTAGTATCTCCTGGAGTAGAAGTTACCGTCATCGACGAGTCCAACTACATTCCTGCGGCGACCAACTCGGTCCCGTATTTTCTGATCGCTACAGCGCAGAACAAGATCTCCGGCACCGGTGTAGGTGTAGCAGCTGGCACGCTGGAAGCCAACGCCGGACGAGTGTACCTCATCACTAGCCAGCGCGATCTGTCTGCCACGTTTGGCAATCCGTTCTTCTACAAGACCGCTGCTGGCACACCCATCAACGGTTACGAGCTCAACGAATACGGTTTGTTGGCAGCGTACTCAGCATTGGGCATTAGCAACCGAGCCTATATCCAGCGAGCCAATGTTGATCTCGCTGAGCTTACTGCTACCTTGGTGAGACCCACTGGCAATCCTGCTGACGACACCTAC